AAACCACTATGAGCCAACCCACCGGGGGGGCGGCCTGTGTACAGTAGAAAGAGCTCCGGCCTTGTCGAAAGGTACACGCGTCCCCTTGACATTTTCCTCATGATGCTGACGGAGGATACCGGGATGAATATCATGTTGCGGATCGGGACGAAGAGCGGGGATGCCATTTTGCTGCGATGCGGGGAATGCAAGTATTTGGTCGTAGCGTCTGATTTGCTGGGGCATTTGACGGAGGCTGAATATGCTTCGGCTGAACGTGGTTTGTTCCATCTGACGTGTCTTGTTCAACTTGATCGGGGGGTTTGGTAATGGAAGGGTTCGCCTGGATTATCTTTTGGAAGGGGGTGGCTGCAGGTGTCGGGTTGAGTACGAGTCTGATCATGGTTTCGTATCAACTGTACTGTGTCGGTCGTGCGGCGCGGGTTGGTACTGATTAACAAAGAGCGGGAAGGGGGTGAAATTGAAATGCTTAAGAAACTGTCGACGAAGATTGGCGCGGTGGTCGCGATGGTGCTGGGGTTCGTCAGCGGGGCGTATGCCCAGTTGTCGACGAACGATGTGCAGGCGATGACGACGGCAATGACAGAGACGGCGACAAACTTCAAGCCGTTGGTGCTGGCGATCGCCAGTTCGTTCATTCTGTTCTTCCTTTATCTCTTGTGCTGTTTCATAAACTATCTGTAATCTATTATACAGGGTGCTACCGACATTTTGTGCGAAGTAAACTCCAACCAACTCTAAATCTAATCTTAGGTCTGAAAGTAGTTCCGCTAACTTCTTCGCTTCCTTTTCTTCATTAGTAATTATTCTTTTACGCATTGTTGTCCTATTCAGTTGTATTTCTATTATACCAAAAATAAGGGGGTAGCACAAGGAGAAAGAGAAATAAATCCCTGCACTACCCCCAAACACGCCAACCCCTTAGCGTGTCCTAGTGAGGAGTAGTCTCAACCCACCAAGTCTATCTTGTAATCGTAGGCACTGGGTAATGCCATGGCTAGAGACTTCAGCCTAGGTGGAGCAATCTCTATGAAGTTAGTTATTGTTTCGATTAAAGATCGTGCTGCGGATGCGTTTGGCAGACCAGCTTATGTTGCTACAGAGGGTGTAGCTATTCGTCAATTTAGCGATGAAGTTAATCGCGCTTCAGAGGATAATCAGATTTATGTTCATCCGGATGATTTTGATTTATACTATTTGGGCACTTTTGATGACAATACTGGTGCCTTTGATTTGTTGGCTTCTCCTAAGCAGATTTGTTTAGGAAAGCAAGTTAAGATTCGTGAGAGTGAGTAAGTTTTTTTAAAAGCCGTATCACTCGTAAGAGTGGTACGGAATACTTCGGGAGATTAAATATGCACCGTAATAAGTCAGTGAGTTCGCATCAATTTGCGATGATTCCTAAAGCGGAAATTCCGCGTTCAAGTTTTGATACGCAATATGCGCATAAAACTACTTTTGATGGTGGCTATTTAGTCCCTATCTATTGTGATGAAGTTCTTCCTGGTGATATGCACAACGTTAAAGCTACGTTGTTTGCTCGTTTGGCTACGCCATTGTTTCCAGTAATGGATAATTTACATCTTGATACTTTTTTCTTTTTTGTACCTAACAGACTTGTTTGGACGAATTGGGTTAAGTTTATGGGTGAGCAAGCGAACCCAGGTGATTCTATTTCATATGTAGTTCCACAGATTACTTCTACTGCAGGTGGTTATGCAGTAGGTTCTATTTTTGACCATTTTGGATTGCCTACGGCAGGACAAATTACTGGTTCAAATACGGTTACGCATAATGCGTTACCTTTACGTGCTTATAATTTAATTTATAACGAGTGGTTTAGAGACGAGAATTTACAAAATTCCGTTACTGTTCGTACAGGGGATTCAGGGGATGTTCCCGCTGATTACTCTATGTTGCGTCGTGGTAAGCGTAAAGATTATTTCACTGGTGCTTTACCTTGGCCACAGAAGGGTGATGCAGTTACGTTACCTTTAGGTACTACTGCTCCAGTTTATGGTAATGGTAAACCTCTTGGTTTAACAGATGCGTCAGCTACTTTGTATGGTTTGTCAACTGATTCAACACAAGATTTTACTGGTTATTCCACTGCTTATAATGGTACATTAGGTACTAATCAGACAAGTGGTACACGTTTAGGTGCAGAGAAATCTATTGGTGTTGTTACATCAGGTGTTTCTGGTTTGTATGCTGATTTAAGTGATGCTACTTCAGCAACTATTAATCAGCTTCGTCAGTCATTTCAGATTCAGAGATTGCTTGAGCGCGATGCGCGAGGTGGTACACGTTATACAGAATTGTTACGTGCTCATTTTGGAGTAACTCCACAAGATTATCGTTTACAACGTCCTGAATATATTGGTGGAGGTTCGACTTATGTCAACGTTAACCCAATTGCGCAGACTTCTGCTACTTCGATTTCTGGCGGTGCTACTCCGCTTGGTAACTTGGCTGCAATGGGTACTGCGTTGGCTAGTGGACATGGTTTTACGTATCATGCTCAAGAACATGGATATATCATAGGTCTTGTGTCTGTACGTGCTGATTTAACATATCAGCAAGGTTTACCTAAGATGTGGTGTCGTGAGACTCGTTATGATTTTTATTTCCCTGTATTTGCTCATTTGGGTGAGCAGGCTGTTCTTAACAAGGAAATTTATGTTACTGGTACTTCAACTGATGATGATGTATTTGGATATCAGGAGCGTTGGGCTGAATACCGTTACAAACCTTCGCAGATTACAGGTTTGTTTAAGTCAACCAGTTCTGGCACTATTGATGCGTGGCATTATGCTCAGAAGTTTACTTCTTTGCCAACGTTGAACAATACGTTTATTCAGGAGACTCCTCCTATTGAGCGTACAACTGCGGTAGGTGCAAGTGCTAACGGACAGCAGTTTTTAATGGACGCGTTTTTTGATTGTAAGATGGCTCGTCCAATGCCAATGTATAGTGTTCCTGGCTTGATCGACCATTTCTAATGTTTTATAAGCTGGACTACTGGGAAACCAGTAGTCAGCAACCAACCGAAGGGCGGTAGTCATGGGTTTGATGTCTAGTTTAGGTGGTATTGCCTCAGTAGCAGGTGTTGCTACTGGACAGCCTTGGTTAAGTGCAGCAGGAGCTGCGCTTGGCGCTATGGGCAATCAGCAATATCAGTCTGAAGAAGCAGCGACTAATCGTGCTTTTCAAGCTGATATGGCTAATACGTCTTTTCAAAGACGTGTTGAGGATTTAAAGGCGGCAGGCTTGTCGCCTATGCTTGCTTATTCGCAAGGTGGTGCTGCAGTTCCAAGCGGAGCGCAGGGTAGTTCTGCAGCTAATACTGGTGAAGCTTCAGCTTCTGCCGGTTCTACTGCTCGTCAGATTAATATTAATCGTGAGCAGGTTCTGTCTCAAATAGAGTTGCAAGACCAACAAAAGAATCTTTTGGGGTCGCAAGCTCTTAATTATGATTCTCAGACTGCTTTGAATATGTATGAATTAACTGAACATTTACCTGCAAAGGTAAGGAATGTTATTCAGAATACATTAACGCAGGCTGCTTATGCTCGTGCATCTATTGCTAATGCACGTAATACTGAGTATCTTTTGCCTAGGTCTATGAAAATTGGTTCTGCTTGGTCTAGCGATGCAGGTACTGCCGCTGCTTATGGTGGTTTAGTTAAACAAAACACCCCAGGTGTTCGTTTGGGACCCTTTGGGAAATTTGGAGTTGAATAAATGAAAGACAAATTACCATTTGTACGTAATCCGTACAATTATGATATGGCTCTTGTTTCACAAGAGACTGGTCTTGCTTGCAAAGACCCGAGTTTAGCTCAACAACACATGAAGGATGAATGTGATATTAATGTAATAGTTGAGCGTTTTGGCGTTACTGGACAATTGCCAGTAAGAGCCATAGAGCCGTCTTACGGCGATTTTAGCGGTGTGAGTGATTATCACACCGCATTGAATAAAATTAAAGCAGCTGATGAGGCATTTATGGCTTTACCGGCCAAACTTAGAGCTAAGTTTGACCATGATCCTAATGCTCTGCTTAATTTTTTAGAGAATGAGCAGAACAGAGGTGAAGCGATTGAATTGGGTCTTATTGATGGTGAGCCTGTGGCTCAACCAATCGTTTCTGCAGTAGAAACACCTAAGGAAACATCGTAAGATGTTTCCAGCACAGTTACTTTACTTGATGTAACTGTGCTAGGTGACACCAAAACCACATTTTTAACTACGGAGTGCAATGTTATGAGCCTATATCGTAAACCAATGAGCAAGCATGGCGCAGCGAAGAAATTTCGTCGTGGCGTAAGCAAGACAAAAGCAATTAATATGCGTACTTCACCACAACGTGGTGGTTTTAGACTTTAAGAATTATGGCGTGTTATAAGCCCTTAACGGCTTATCAATGTGCTGACAAGTCTATAATATGGCGGGAGATACCAGGTGCGGATGTAGTCCGTACCTTGTCATTGCCTTGTGGTCAGTGTGTTGGTTGTCGCCTTGAACGCTCACGTCAGTGGGCCGTTCGTTGTATGCATGAGGCACAAATGCATACTAGTAATTGTTTTATTACTTTGACATATGCTCCAGAGCATTGTCCTAAAGATTATTCTCTACATTACGAAGATTTTCAGTTGTTTATGAAGCGTTTGAGAAAACGTTATACTGGAAAGACTATTCGTTTTTATATGGCAGGTGAATATGGTGAATCTTTTGATCGTCCTCATTTCCATGCTTGTATCTTTGGTCTTGATTTTGAAGATAAGAAATTTTTCCAAAGAACGCAGACTGGGTCTATCTTATATACGTCAGAAATACTTAAAGAGCTTTGGCCGTTTGGCTATAGCTCTATTGGTGATGTTAACTTTGAGTCTGCTGCTTATGTTGCGCGATATATTATGAAGAAAATTAACGGTAAAACCGTTAATGAAAACCACGAAGTGGTTGATGCAGAAGCGCATTATCAGTATTGTGATTTAGATACTGGTGAGATTATTCAGCGTAAGCCTGAATTTAATAAGATGTCTTTGAAGCCTGGTATTGGTCAGGCTTGGTTTGATAAGTTCATGTCCGATGTTTATACGACGGACTCGGTTGTGGTGCGTGGCAAGAAGTGCCGACCACCACGTTTTTATGATAATAAATTTAAAGAATTGTTTCCAGAGGAGTTTGATGGTATACAATTCGCTAGGGAGCTAGAAGGTCGCTCCCATTTTGAAGATAACACTTTAGAGCGTTTGGCTGTAAAGGAAAAAGTCGCTTTGGCTAAGTTATCGCTTTTAAAACGTAAGATTTAAAGGAGTTTTTATGAAATTAGTTATTGTTTCTATTAAAGACCGTGCTGCGGACGCATTTGGACGTCCAGCGTATGTTGCTACTGAAGGTGTAGCTATTCGTCAGTTTAGTGATGAGGTTAATCGTGCTAGTGAAGATAACCAAATTTATGTACATCCTGACGATTTTGATTTATATTATTTAGGCACATTTGATGATAATACTGGTGCCTTTGATTTATTGGCTTCTCCTAAGCAGATTTGTTTAGGAAAGCAAGTTAAGATTCGTGAGACTGATTAAGTTTTTTTAAACCGTATCACTCGTAAGAGTGGTACGGAATACTTCGGGAGATTGCTATGCATCGTAATAAGTCGGTAAGTTCTCATAGTTTTGCTATGGTTCCTAAAGCGGAAATTCCGCGTTCTAGTTTTGATACTCAATACGCACATAAAACTACGTTTGATGGCGGTTATTTAGTTCCTATTTATTGTGATGAAGTCCTTCCAGGCGATATGCACAATGTTAAAGCAACTATGTTTGCTCGTTTGGCTACGCCATTGTTTCCAGTGATGGATAATTTGCATCTGGATACATTTTTCTTTTTTGTTCCTAACCGATTAGTTTGGTCTAATTGGGTTAAGTTTATGGGTGAGCAAGCGAACCCTAGTGATTCTATTTCTTATGTTATTCCGCAGATTACATCGCCTGCTGGCGGTTATGCGGTTGGTTCTATTTTTGACCATTTTGGTCTTCCTACTGCCGGTCAGATTACAGGCAGTAATACTGTAACGCACAACGCTTTGCCGTTACGTGCTTACAATTTGATTTATAACGAGTGGTTTAGAGATGAGAATTTACAAAATTCTTTAGTTGAACATACTGGTGATTCCGGCGACGTTGTTGCTAACTATTCGTTAGTTCGTCGTGGTAAGCGTAAAGACTACTTTACTGGTGCTTTGCCTTGGCCACAGAAGGGTGCATCTGTTTCTTTGCCATTAGGCACTCAAGCACCTATTAGATTTGATGGTGTTCAAGGTGCATCAGGTGCATCACCTGTTATGCATGTTTTGGATATTAATTCAACACCAAGTGCTTTAGTTGCAAACAATACTTATGTTTCTACTAATAATGCTACTGCAACTGCACTATATGCTGATTTGTCTCAAGCTACTGCTGCTACAATTAACCAGCTTCGTCAATCTTTCCAGATTCAGAAGCTTTTAGAGCGTGATGCTCGAGGTGGTACACGTTATACTGAATTATTACGTGCACATTTTGGTGTTACTCCTCAGGATTATCGTTTACAACGTCCTGAATATATTGGTGGTGGTTCGACTTATGTCAACATTAACCCGATTGCTCAGACTTCTGCAACGTCAGTTACTGGTTCTGCTACTCCGCAAGGTAACCTTGCTGCAATGGGTACTGCATTGGCTCAGGGACACGGCTTTACGTATGCTGCTCAAGAACATGGATACATAATTGGATTGGTTTCTGTACGTGCTGACCTCACATATCAACAGGGTCTTCCTAAGATGTGGTCTAGGTCTACACGATATGATTTTTATTTCCCAGTATTTGCCACTTTGGGTGAGCAAGCTATTTTGAACAAAGAGATTTATGTTCAAGGTACTTCTGCCGATAATGATGTGTTTGGTTATCAAGAACGTTGGGCTGAATACCGTTATAAGCCTTCACAAATTACTGGTTTGATGAAGTCTACTTCTGCAGGTACTATTGATGCTTGGCACTACGCTCAGAAGTTTACTTCTTTGCCTACGCTTAATTCTACTTTTATTCAGGAAACACCTCCTATTGAGAGAACTACGGCGGTCGGCTCTGCAGCTAATGGTCAGCAATTTTTAATGGATGCCTTTTTTGACTGCAAGATGGCTAGACCTATGCCGATGTATAGTGTTCCTGGTTTAATTGATCATTTCTAATGTTTTATAACCTCGACTACTCCGTAAGGAGTAGTGAGGAAACAACCGAAGGGCGTTAGTATGCCTTTTAAAGCAATTGGAAATTTGTTTAGTTCTGCAGTTTCAGCTGCAGAGTCTTTAGCTCCAGGTGAGGAAATTATTGGTGATGTATTACCAGCAGCTGCTGGATCATCTTGGTTATTGCCCGCAATTATGGGCGGAGCAAGTTATTTAGGCCAGACTGGTGCTAATAAGACTAATATGCAGATTGCGCAAAATCAAATGGATTTTCAGCGCGAAATGTCAGATACTGCATATCAAAGAGCTACTAAGGATATGATGGCTGCTGGCCTTAATCCTATGTTAGCTTATACAAAAGGCGGTGCATCCACTCCTAGTGGTGCTACTACTCAAGTTCAGAGTTCAACAGCAAAGGCTGTTGATGCTACACAAGCTCAAATGCTACAGAATGAGCAGATTGCGAATATTAAAGCTCAGACTACTTTAAGTAACGCAGCAGCTGCCAAAACAATGGCAGAAACTGCTGTTACTACTCAGGAATTATCAAATCGAAGGAATCTTGATTTGAATTTACAAGAGGAGCGTCAGCGTATTATTAATGCTGCTAAACGTGAAGGTGCATCTGCTTCTCAGTTAGCTCAATTAGAAAAAAATCTTCGCCAGGCATATATACAGGCTGAACAAGATTATTTTTTACGTCAGCCATTGGCAAGATTTAATGAAGCTAATCCAAGATTAGCTCAGATTATTCAAGGGTTAGGTCAATTTTTTGGCCCAACTGTTTCAAGTGCAACTCGTTTAGCCAAATAAGGAATAAATATGACTAAGATAACACTACCTTTTGTACGTAATCCGTACAATTATGATATGGCTCTTGCTTCGCAAGAGACTGGTCTTGAGTGTCAAGACCCGAGTTTAGCTCAACAACACATGAAGGATGAATGTGATATTAATGTTTTGATTGAGCGTTTTGGCGTTACTGGGACTATGCCCCAGACGCCTGTATCGCCTCAATATGGCGATTTTAGTGGCGTAAGCGACTATCATAGTGCGCTTAATCAAATTAACGCCACTATGGCTGATTTTATGGCTTGGCCAGCGCAATTGCGCGTTAGGTTTGACCATGATCC